CAATACATATCGCTACTCCTATCAGTACCCACCAGACAAGTTTTGTAGTGCCCACATCATCCACCCAAAAAACATTGATATAAACACAACTGCAACCCCGCTACTTATCAGTCCAAGCAACTCAATCTCTGCTTGCTCTTTACGCCACCTAGCCTGTCTAGCCCTGCGAATCATCTCAGACCTTGCCCATTCCTGTTCACGTTCAATCTTGCCATGCATCACTAAGAACCTGCTGTACAAGTCTTTTAACTCAGGTGGCGCATAGACCATCGCCTCTCTGGTCTGCTCCATCAACTTCTCCATCTGCAACTCAATCAGCGCCCTCTCTATTGCTTTCTTGCTGGTATTTTGCGTTGGGTCGTAGTTGGTCTTGCTTGTCTCTTCTAGTTCTGCGTAGTAGTTGTTAATCTCTTGTTGTGTGTCAAACAGGACTCCAAGGTTTGCCCCAACCTCGCTGATGAGTTTAAGTTCAAGTTCCTCGTAGGACTGTTGTTTGGCTGTGGCTTTCTTTTGCGCCACAGGCTTGGGCGTTTCGGCGGTTGGTTTACTAACAAATAGACCAATGAACCAATCAAAAATTCCTTTGATTGCCTTGACATCTCCGATGACCTGCTCTGCCGTTTTCTTTGCGCCCTCAAGTTCCATGCGGCCTTCGTGCAGGAAAGCGCATCCCTGCTTGATGAAGCTAACGGCAGTCTGAGCCGCCATGAGAAGAGTGAATGGGTCCACATTTTATTGATACGAAATGTTTACGGTGCCCGCATCAAAACTGTCTGTTCCATTTACTGTTGTTATGCGAACACGCTCAATAGCGCCGCCTAAACCAACATCCCCACCACCAAAACACGCGGTAGTAGTTGTAAATTTCATACTGTGGCTAGAAACCCATACATTTGAACCCATACCAGAAATACTCATAAGTCCGCTAAATATGTTGTTAGGGCCGTTGTTTTTCATTACAAAGCCAGCCGTACTATCCGCGCCACTACTTCCACCAGCATTGTCAACGTCTATAGAAGTAGACATATATCCAGAAGTTGTAAATCCACCAGAAGTACCAATTTGAATTAACAAATAAGAAGTACCGTTTGTACTTAGCCCTCTAAGCATGACTGTTATGCTATTCACCCAACTAGGAATGCCTGTAAAGTCAACGGTTGTTCCAGATGCGCTAACTGTTGAACTTTTTGTAATAAAACTAGCGCCCATTGTGGGAGTTCCGCCAAACGTAGGGCTGTTAATTGTTGGACTAGTTAATGTCGCGCCACTTGCCAATACATTAGCACCGGAACCCGTAGAAGTAGTAACGCCTGTGCCACCAGAAGCAACAGGCAATGCGCTCGACAACCCAGTAATTGTTCCGCCCGTAATCGCTACGTTGTTAGCGTTCTGAGTAGACATAGTACCCAAAGAACCCGAAGCCGCAGCCACAAAAGCAGTGGTGGCAATCTGCGTTGTGTTTGTGCCCACCGCCGCAGTGGGCGCTATCGGTGTTCCAGTTAATGTCGGGCTTGCACTTAAAACAGTGTTTCCTGTACCCGTAGAAGTAGTTACGCCAGTACCACCAGAAGCGACAGGCAATGCAGCGCCAAGAGTCAATGACGCCATATAGTTAGTGGCTACAACAATATCTGTACCGTTAGATACAAGGGCTATTTTTGCTGCGGCTGGGACTGAAACCCCAGTTAGCCCTGTAACTTTGACTGTTACCGCGCCAGTAGTGTTGTTGTAGATGAAATACAGCTTCTTGTTAGACGGCACAATTAAGTTAGTGCTTGCTCCGCCTGTACCCGTTAATTCGATGAATATGTTCCGAGCGGTGGCTGATGCGCCGTTGGTCATAGCAAGCGTGGTGTCTGTGCCAGTAGAGACTGCTTGGGTCACGTAACCTGAGATAGCCTGCTCTAGCAAAGTGCCGAGGTTGGTATTGGTGGTTGAGCCCCAGTTACCCGCTTGGTCGCCAGTGCCGATAAGCTCAATGGCTAGGTTGGTTGAGTACGTACTTGACATGGGTTACCTCTACTGTAGGTTGTTTATATCTGTCCAGCCTGCGTTGTTGGTGGTACTTACCACTGTCCAATTTGCTGTCTCTGTGTTGCTGATTAACGCCCAGTTTGCTGTCTGGGCGTCGATGATTTTTATCCAGCCCGCTACCTGTGTATTGTCTGCCATATTGATGTTCTCGGCAATGGACGCTAAGAACGCAGATTGGACAGTTTGGGCATCCGCAATGCCAATATTTTCTGTTACCGACAGGTACAACTCAAGGATAGCGGTCTGGGCGGACGCAACACCAAAGTTCTCTGTAATTGAGGCAATAAAAGCGTTGAATATGGAAATTACATCATTGACTGTAATATTTTCAGTAATAGACAATAAGAATGTAGTTGCAATGGACTGCGCCGCTTCTAGCGTTATGGCTTCAGATATAGCTACGGCAAACTGCGCTGTAACAGTCTGCGAATCGGCTAAAGTGATTGGCTCTGTAACCGAGGCAAGGTAGGCAAACTGAGTTGCTTGGCTGTCTGCGATTGTGATTGGCTCAGTCCTGTCGTCCAGTATGGCTGTGTAAACGGCTTGGCTGTCTGCCATTGTTATGGGTTCTGCGCGGCTAACCGAGAAGGCGGCGGATATTGCAAGTGAGTCGGCTGGGTTTAGGTTCTCTGCTATAGATTGCAGGAACGTAAATGCCTGTGTGCTGGAGTCGGCAAGTGTGATTGCTTCTGTCAGACTACCAAAGTAGTTAGCCCCTGCGTCATTGATAACGTCTGCTATCCCGATGTTCTCGGCTCTGGATTGGAGAAAGGTGGATGCCTGTGCGCTGGAGTCGGCTAGGGTAATGTTTTCAGAAATTGATAGGGCGAACGCCGTCCCGCCTAGACCAGCAAAGGTAGATTGGGCAAAGGCGGCGTATCCGAACATTACTTGGGATACTTTGCCTTAACCGCTTGGCAGTCGGCTATGTATTTGTCAATTTGAGTTTGGTCACCTTTGGCTATGCCATCTAAGTAATCTGTCATGGGTGGATATTCTTTTTGGCGTTTTTCTATGTATGCATTAGCATCAATGTATGCTTGAACTACCGCCATGTCATAGGCAACTGGTTTGCCATCAACGTCAAATGCGTCATCGCCACGGATAGTGACCACAGTAGGGTTTGTTTTATAAACTGCATCATGTTTGTTCATGCTGAAATCTCCAAAAGCGTAATTGTTGCTACTTGGCTATCCTGTTGAACAGTTACAGTTCCAGTAGGTGAATTTTGATTGGAAAAATAAAGAGTGTAAGTAGTAGAAGATGTCGTAGCAGGGCTATCTAAATAATTTGCCGTAAATTGTTGAGTTCCAGTAGAACCCATGTTATATCCCAATCCAGCCGACAAACTTGCAACACTACTTCCACCACGATATAACAAAAGTCCCATCCAAGAAGTAGAAGTAAAACGAACACTTGTAGTAACAATAACCAAAATCTTGCTTGTTGAAGATGTAGGGGTAATCGAAGCCGTTAATCCAGTTGTGATGTAAGTACTTCCAGTCGTGCTAGTTTGCCCTGTTGTTGTAGTATTAACCACTTGCAACACAGAACCAGTAGGCAATCTAGCCTTACCTAAAGTACCGCTAGAAATGTTAGAAGCATTAGTAGCCGACGCGGCTTGCACCGATGTATCAGGGAAGGTTACACCCACTGTCCCGTCAATGATTGTTGTCATGCTTTATTCTCCAAAGCCACAATACGGGCGGTTAGTGCTGTGATTGTTGCGGCTTGTGTGTCGTTTAATGCTTTGAGGTCTTTTATGGATGCAACTAGCAACGGGATAACTTGGTCATAGTTAACGCCCAAATACTCTGTTTCATCACCAATTATGTAAGCATTTGCATTTACAACTTCTGGTAATACACTTTGTACATCTTGAGCAATTAAACCGACTTGTGCTTTGTTACTTTTGTCTGCTTTCCAAGTAAATTTAGCCGCACGAAGTTGACTTATTTTATCAAGTGCGTTTTCAATTTCACCTGTTATATTTTTAAGTCTTTCATCAGAACTGCTTGTCCATGATGTTCCACCATTGGCAACATAAGGCCCAGAAGTCCACGATATTGCACCTCCAGCAGAACCAGACGCAGTAGAAGTTAGAGTGTTTATAGTTCCATCACTAAACTGAATAACACCCGCTTTTCCTGTGCCACCATATCGCCATGTGCCATCATAATAAGCATTGCAATTCACATTAAACTCTGCTTGGCGAGTTCCATTAAGACCAACACCAGCAAAACCAACTTCAAGACCTTTTCCTAAAGACCAAGGACTAGGTGAAGTAACTCCAACCCCCACATTCTGTGTTGTGTTTATTGTTAACGCAGTAGTAGCAGTTCCACCAGATGTAGTAGTCTGTAATGCTAGTGTTCCATCACTATTAGCAGTAGTCTTTAAACCAGCACTACCGCTTGATACACCATTGTCACTGAGGATGGTTGATGGCATTATCTAGTTCCTTTTAATTCTGCAATCTCTATGGCTTGTGCATCAATAAGTGCTTTGAGGTCTTTTATTGCATTGACCATGTGCCAGAAGATATTGTCCGAGTCTACGGAGATAACACCAGTGGTTTCTGTTTTTACACAATCTGGACAAATCTCTTGTAGTTCTTGAGCAATGACACCAAGTTGAACACCTTCTTTTTTAATAACTGTATGTTCTGGTAATTCTGTAACCTCCTCTGGTAATCTATATTCAAAATTACGAACACGAATTTGAAGTATTTTGTCTAAACCTTCTGTGTTATCTCTAATATTCTTTTTAAGTCTGCGGTCTGATGTGGTAGACCATGAAGAAGAATTGTTGCCCTGATATACGCCACCGCTATTAGGGGAAATAAATCCTGTATTTGAGCCTTTGCCAGTTATACCACTACCAATAACAATTTCATAACTAACTGCGCTACCTGATGCAATAGCCCGTTGCCCAACATATACATTATTATTTGTAGTAGCAAGAGTGCCGCCAGCACCTTCACCAATAGCGGTATTACCAGCACCAGTAGTTATGCTAGGAAATGTGGCTGAACCTACTGCTACATTAAAGTTTCCAGTAGTTTGGGAAACAAGAGCCTGATAACCTACTGCTGTGTTGTTAGAGGATGTGGTGTTTGCCGCAAGTGCTTGAAAACCTACACCTACATTGCTACCGCCAGAGGTCATGCCAGCACCACAATTACCGCCCACAAGGGTGTTTAGTGTGCCTGATGTAATTTGAAAACCAGCGTAAGTTCCAAAAGCACAGTTCTTAATGCCAGTTGCCACATTCAATGCTTGATAACCACCAGCGCAGTTTTCAGTTCCGCTACTAGCAGTAGCACCATACACAGTACCCAACGCAGTAGGCGTAGCCGCAGAAACGCTTACTGTTGTCCATGTGGGTGCCGCACCAGAACCAGCAGATGTCAACGCCTGACCAGATGTGCCGTAAGAAGGTGAACTACCAACCCCAATAGCACCAGAACCGTTTACTGTTACTGCCGTAGTCGGCGTAGCACCAGTTTGGATAACCAGCGTGCCTGTTGTATCCGAAGTTACTACATAACCAGTAGTTGTCGTCGTTGATGTGCTAATCGTACTCATATCACTACCCACCTTTGTCCAGAACTAACCGTTACAGTAACTCCACTTCCCAGCGTTACAGGCCCAACAGTAAATCCGTTATAGCCTGTTGCGAGTGTGTAGCTTGTGCTAACTGTTGTGCTCATAACAACAATGCCGTTTGTACTTACCGTTGATGGCGTAGAAGATGTCCACGCTGAACCATTTGAAGTTAACACATTACCCGTTGTTCCGGGAGAAGTTAAACCTGTACCGCCCGCTGCCGCTGGCAAAGTACCCGCAGCCAAAGCAGATGAACTTGTTGAATACAGTGCGTTGTTAGCCGCAGTAAAGGTTGTTAAACCCGTGCCACCATAGCCCGATGCAATTGTTGTACCGTTCCAAACTGCACTGGAAATAGTAGCGTTATTAAAAGTTGCGGTGGTGTTATTAAAGTCGTACGAACCGGGCAGAAAAGAATAGATACCAAATGTGCCCGCAGAAGTAGAAATATTTGTTGCGCCCAACTGAGTAACACCACCAGAAGGAATGGTTTCAATCGTTGCGCTGGCGTTATTTGTAATTGTTAAAACACCAGAAGAATTATTTACAAACAGAAAACTTTGTCCAAGCTGCAACGTCGTAGCGTTGGGCATCTGAAATGTATGTGTAGTAGACCCTACTAATATCTGATTTCTTGCTGAAGCTACAGTTAAAACTGTTGTGCCGCCCGAGGCTGTTGTTGCAGTGAAGCCCGCTATGTAGTTGTTAAAAACAATATTCTGGTTTGCATCACGCAGCACAACCGAGTTAGCACCACTTGATGCAGTTACGCCCGTGCCACCATAAGCCACGCCTACAGTTGTGCCTTGCCAAGTACCAGAAGACACAGTACCCAACGCACTTGCGTTACCAGATGCGTCTAAATTAACAGACTTGCTAGATGGATAAGTTACAAAGACATTGACCGTGCCTACAAAAGTAACCGCTGACCCAGAATTACTGGATGCCAAAATGGTCGTACGCGTGAGGGTCGGGCCAGTCGTTGAGTACGTACCAATCCCCACCTCCCAGTTACCCGTTGCATCAAACGCGGAGTAATAGGTAGTGTTCCCGTTGCCAACTACGGCAAAGGATTGGAAGCCCGTGACAGAGCCAGATAAGGTAAAACTTACCGTGGTGTTGGCTGTTCCAGTCTGTTGTACCCGGTCATTGAGGGCTAGAGCCATTTAAGACTCCTTAAGAAGTCGCAGTAGTCGAGTAAGTAACAGTTACGGTGTCGCCAGATGTAACAGTCTTGGCAGTGCTGAAGTTGCCTTCTGAGTACAAAGTACCCGCAGTGCTAGAGATTGTGCTGACTGCGCCAGTACCTGTCACCAAGAAACATCCATACACAGTAGCAGAACCCGTCATTGTGTAGGTAATCGCTGTGGCTGTTGAGGTTGTTACGTTTGATGGAGTCGTACCAGATGAACTAGACGCTGCGAATACTGCCGTACCGCGAACTGCTGAACCGCTCACGGTGTAGGTAGTCAACTCAGTCCATGTCTTAGAAGTCATGGTGTCTGCGGCTGCAAACGTAGTGCTGTTGTTAATCAAACCTAAGAATGGACCAACTGTTGTGTAAGTACCAGAGGTGCGGAGCAAGGTATCCAACAGCAACTGCTTACCAATAGCAACGACCAAGTTAGGAAACTCGTCATTCCACTTGAGGTTACCTTCAGCATCACGGCACTCTACTTTGTAGAAGCCTTCAATGCCCATGCCCTCTGGGATAGACGCGTTAGCTTGCAGTGTGGCTACGGCGTTATCGCCAAAACCGGATTGTTCTTTGTGCATGGTGGCTCCTATTAAGAGATGCGGATGATTGCAGACGTATTAGTGACTGCGGGGAATTGTACGGTGAACGTGGCTGTAGAGGTCTTATCTGCACCAAAATCCAATACGCAAACTGTTGGGTTTGTTGTACCGTTAGCCAAATAGATTAACGCGCCTCTGGCTAGGATTGAACCCGTCCACTGGGCATTAGCAAAAGACAGATACGCAACGCTACCGCCCGTGGCTCCAACAGTAGGAATCTGGGTTATGACAAGTGTTTGTCCACCTGCAGAATAACTACCGCCAGAGGCTTCGCCCGTGCTTGTGTAGGCTGACGTAGTTTGGTTCAACGTGGCGCTATTGGTATATAACGCAATCTTAAATATTTGGGAAGTTCCAGTATTAAAGTTAAACGTTCCGTCAAGGATGCCTACTTTAAACGTGTTGGTAACCCAGTTGCCATTAAACGCCATTATTGGACTCCGTTATTTTGCGGTAACGGAGCCACGCGAGCCTGACCACTACGGTACGCATCGCTGCGCTCAAGTCCATCGCCAAGGCGTTTAGCAAGTGCAAGTGCTTCTTTGTACTTGGTGTCGTACAAAGTAATAATGTCTTGTTCGCCCTTCATGTAGGTGTACGCCTCAACCAGCGAACCATACAAAAGAACTGTGTCAAAGTTATCGCCCAACCAAGTCTGACCGGAAGAGGCAAGAGTAATTGACACGGGGTAATAGTAATAGTGCAACTCTACAGAGTAGGACGCATCAGGGGTAGGCCCCACAATAAACGAGAGTTCGTTTGTGATTGTGCTGGTGTTAACAGTCGGACCAAACAGTGCGTAGTACTTGGGGATGCCAACATCTGTTGTTGGGTTTGGGTATGCCTGACGGATAAAGTTTACGTCTTTGTTTAACAGATATTCGTACGCGCCCGTGGCATCAATTACAGCCAAAGAGTATGTAGACAAGAAATCATCAGGGCAAGACAGATATTTATTGCTGGTAGTCACGCTACCTGTCACGTTCTTACGCAACGACGGAAACTGAACAGAGTTATAGATGCGCTGTTCAGCCTGAGTAATAAAGCGATTCAGTTGAGTCGTTGAAGACACAACAGTATTGTCCGCCAAAGTAGTGGTCGGAAACGTATTTTCTGTATACGTTTGAATTGCTGTTATTAACTCAGTGTAGGTCATGTCTTAGCACATTGGCCCTCTAGCCATCACACCTTTGGTCGCCGCGCCAGTGCCACGGATTTTGATGCCGTCGGTTTTAACAGTCTCATTACCAGCAGATTTGCTGATTGCGCCAACAGACATATCAAGTGTGTCTGCCCTACTGCGGTTTGGCTCTTTGCCGGGGTTTGCTTCAACCGTAACAGCTTTACCAGACATATCGTGCGGTTGTGCATAAACGCTGGCGGGGCCAACTTCTTTGCCACCTTGTTTCATGCTAAATTTAGCCATATTAACCTCCGCGTTGGTTGGTTGCGCGAGCCATGTTGCGTCCCATAGACTTCATCATGTCGGTTGTTACGCCACCTTTTTTGAGCTTTAAAGCAGTGCCTTTGCCACCCTTGTGCTCTTGCTTGTCGTGCTGCTTAAAAGCCTTCTTGATAAGCGCGACGTCTTGTTTTTTATCAGACGCCATTGATTCCATTTTTGCCATTTTCAACTCCTAAGTTGTTGCTACCGTAACTGTACCTAATTGCACGACTAAAGCCAAGTTATTTGGCGTTAAAGACGCATCAAAAAACTCTGACCCACCAACAGGATTCCAGCCCCATTGAAATATTCTGCTACCTCCGCCTGTGTAACCATCAGTCAGCGGACCGGACTGTTGATAACTGGTATCAGGACGGGGGTCTCTAACACCTTGCGGATCATCAACTGGGTACATACCCAACGACAACTGCGGCTGGTCGGGATCCCAACACGAGGGGCACACCAACAAGTTATACGTCTTTGTCTTGATAACTTCCTTGCGTAACGATGTCAGCTTGTACCGAAATCCACATCGGTCACACTCAGCAATCGAATTCTTGCCGGATGAAAACCGATTAGCCATTAGGTACTGCTCCCAATGAACATTTGACGTGGGACAAGACGGATCGCTGCGCGTTCCTGATCTTCATCCGCCGCCGTAGTCCAAGCCTCGTCATACTGCGCTTTAAGAATCTGAATCCTGTCCAACCCACCCGGCACTTTAAGCGCCAAGTAGTACGCTAAGCCTGCTGTCAAGCAGTTAACAAAGCGAAACGGAACATCCATGACATTTACACCGCTACCAGCATCTTGCACGCGACGCATGCGCCAGTAAACAAACTGGTATGTATTTCCGCCGTCTGGCGTAGGCCAAACTGTAATGCTTTGCTTTTGAACCAAATTGATTGCGTCCCCAGTTGAGTGTGCTGCAGCAGTTGTACCGTCTTGCCCGCGTGTGCAGTTCAAAAGGTATGCTGGCGTAGAACCAGACGCAACGGAAAATTCGTTAAACCCAATTAACTCGGTGCCTATCTTTATGAACCCTGCATTGGGCACACCAACCAAACTGGTAATTGGGATAGACGTGTCTGTTGTCCCAATACCGGCAGCCAAATTGCCTGTCAGTACCGAAGATTGTCCTGTCAGACGCTGAATCCACACTTGGATAGGGCGACCTTGGGTTAATTTGTTAGGGAGTGTTGCGTAAGTAGAAACACTAATTCGCGTGATCGTTAAGTCCGCCTGATTGCTGGCGTTGTTGGCCTGTGTGCGGATTACATGCTCAAGAATGTCTGCTGTATCGTCTGGCAACGCATAGGTCGGCTGACCTTGGGTCAAAGTAATGACATCTTGTTCGAACGTCCACATGTTGACGCCACGATTAGCCCAGTCTGCAAACAATAAATTTAAAGATCTGCGAGCAGTCCGCATGTCATAGCCTGTGCGCAACTCCGAACCCACACGCTCAAACGCTTCCTCCACCAGTTCGGCGAGGTCTAGGTTAAACGACGATAATCCAGAGGTGGTTGCCATGTCACTTCATTTTCTTGAGGGTTTCGGCTAGACGGGCTCGTTGACCCAGCTTGCCGGGAGCTTTGGCAGCCTTAGCTAACTTTGCGGCTGGAATTGTTTTGCCTGCTTTTACGCCAAGCGCGGAGCGCAAGGCACCGGGTTTCTTAATTGCTTTTTGAATAAAGTTTTTAGTCATTATCTAAATCCCGCTGTTTTCTTTGCAATAGTTTTTGGTTGCGCTACGAATTGCTTCCCGGCTTTTTTGCCAGCACGCT